AGACGAGGTTTTAAATGGCTAACACTTGTAAAGTTTGCGGATTATCTTTCTCTTCAGAAAGACAGCTTCACGGCCACTTGAAGGCTCACAAGCTAAGATTAGCTGGGTATTACCAACAGTATTACCCTCGCTACGATTTACATACAGGGGAGATAATAAAATTTAAAAATAAAACTCAATATTTCTCTTCCAAGTTTAATTCTAAAACAAACTTGAGAATGTGGCTAAAAAAACAGCCAGAGCAGGAAGCTAAAAAATTCTGCGAGGAAATTTTACAAGAGAGGATAATAGACAAAGATTTAAAATATTCGCCGTGTCAGGTAGAGCTAAGATCTTTAATGTTCCCTCCTGTTCAGTATTACAACGAATTATTTAATACGTATTATGATCTATGCTCAAAGCTCGGACTTAAAAGCAAATACTACAACGCTTTTGAATTGATAGTGGGAGAAGAATGGGCTGACCCAAAACACAAAATATACATAGATACCAGAGAGCAAAAGTCGTTAAGATTTGATAGACCTATAGAAATCAAAAAATTAAATTTTGGAGACTACTCTTTTAGCAGTAGGGAAGCTTCTGGTAATTGCTACGTCGAAAGAAAATCTCTAACTGATTTTGTTGGAACGATGAGTGGGGGGCTGGATAGATTTAAAAAAGAAATACAAAGAGCAAAAGAGTCAGAAGCTTATTTGGTGATTCTTGTAGAGGCTAAATATAATGACGCTCTCCATTTCGATCAGATAAGAAGAAAAGGGACCAACTCCAGACTATATAGCAAGATAAGAATTAATCCCGAATTTATATTTCACAATGTAAGGAATCTAATTCAAGAAAACGAGCACATACAATTTCTATTTGTGGAAGGAAGAAAGGAAGCGTCAAGAATCGTAGAGAAAATTTTCACCTCTGGTGGAGGAGTAAAGAAAATAGACCTACAATTATTTTACGACCTTGGAAAATTATAATGTGGTACGCGCCAGAAAAATATCAAAATAGTTTACCAGATTTAAATCAGGAGCTTTTAAATTTAAAAGGTGAGCTTACCGACAAGCAAGCTAAGATCAGCCTAGCCAAATTCTTAAGAAGTAACTTAGGGATTACCACTGAACTTATATCAGGAATAAAGCTTGCCCCATTCCAAGAGATAACTCTTAAAGGAATGTTAAACAGTAATTTTTCAATGTGTGTTTGGGGTCGTGGTTGCGGAAAAACTTTCATTGCCTCTGTATTCTGTTTTCTGCAATGTATATTTAACCCCGGAACAAAAATACTTATAGCTGGTCCGACTTTCCGTACTGCGCGTTTTATTTTTAATAATTTAGAAAAGCTTGTTGAAAGCAAGGGCGCTGAATTATTAGCGCAAGCATTCGGAGCAAAATCAAAACGCAATGACCAGTTCGAATGGAAAATCAATGACGGAACAATAACCGCGATCCCCTTAAACGGTGAAAAGATTCGTGGTTTCCGCGCCGACATTCTAGTACTCGATGAGTATCTTTTGATACCGGAAGATATTATCAATAATGTATTAATGCCTTTCTTGGTTGCTCCTCAGAACATGAAAGAAAGATTAGAGGTAAAAGAGATAGAGGATAAACTTATTAAAGAAGGCAGAATGAAAGAAGAGGATAGGATGGTTTTTGAAAACACCTCCAAGATGATAGCTCTTTCCTCTGCGTCGTACACGTTCGAAAATTTATATAAAACTTATCAAGAGTGGACAGATAAAATTACCTCAAAAGAAGAGACTGACGGTAGATATTTCATATCTCAAATGGCTTATGATTCTCTTCCTGAAGAAATGATAGATAGAACAATTATTGACGAAGCTCAAAATGGAGGAGCTTCTCATTCATCATTCTTGCGAGAGTATTGCGCTCAATTTACTGATGGGTCAGATTCTTATTTTAGTGCGAAAAAAATGCATCTGTGTACCGTGCCCGATGGTGAAAGCCCGACAACAAAAATAGTTGGAGACAAAGACAAGAAGTACATTCTAGGGATTGACCCATCATTTTCAAATAGCCCTAGCTCTGACTATTTCGCCATGTCTCTTTTAGAGCTAGATGACGAAACAAGCTCTGGTACTTTAGTGCATAGCTACGCCGTGGCGGGTGGAAATCTTAAAGACCATATTAAGTATCTTTATCATTTGATGTCTAACTTTAACATACAATTAATATGTATTGATAATGCAGGGTATCAATTTATAGACGGCGCAAATGAATCAGAGCATTTCAAGAAAGACGGCATCAAAATAAACTTTATGAATTTTGACAGCAATAAGGAGGGAGTTGATTATCAAAAAGAAATACGCAAATTTAAAAGAGAGCACAACCAAGATTCAGGATATATTTGCTTTAAGCAGGTCTTTACAAGCGAGTGGTTGAGAAAAGCTAACGAATATCTACAAAGCAATATAGACCACAAAAGAATATGGTTTGGCTCTAAAACCGTCGCAAACACTACAGCATTCAACAAGTATTCTTCGGCTGGCGTAGATTTGAAATTGGTTAACGAAAATAACATTTTAGATTTTATTGAGACTCAGGATTCTTTAATACATCAAACAAAAAAGCAATGCGCCTTAGTTGAAGTTAAATCCACCGCTAAAGGCACTCAAACTTTTGACTTGCCCCAACATTTAAAAAGAAGTACATCTGCTCTCAGGGCGAGAAAGGATAATTACACAACACTTATGCTCGCTAATTGGGCGACCAAATGTTATTATGACTCGAAAACCGTAAAAGAAGAACAAGTTCAATCAACTTTTACTCCAATTGTTATAAAATAAGGTGTAATTCTAATAGAAATCATGCCAAGACCACGCAAAAAACCTGAAAATCCTGATACGGAGCCTTTAATGGCGGGAATGGAAGAGTCCCTTGCCTATTCTAAAGCGGCAAAGACTACCAGAACCCGCAGAAACGCTTCTTCGTACATAGAGAGAACTGACAGGTTCAGGAATATAGATGAGGGTCTAACTCCATTTAGGTACAGTCAGGCTGGCGATTATGGCAGCACGAGAAATATTAATGTTAGAGACGTAGTTATACTATGTCAAAAGGCTTATTATAATTTCGCTGTTTTTAGGAATGTTATTGACCTAATGACCGAGTTCTCAATCTCGGACATTTACTTATCTGGAGGAACAAAAAAGTCTAGAGATTTCTTTAGCGCCCTGTTTGAGAAGTTCGATATAGAAGATCTACAAGATAAATTTTTCAGAGAATATTTTAGATCTGGGAATGTATTCATACATAGATTTGACAATAAAATAAGGAAAGCCGACGTAATTAAAATTGCTAGATCTTTTGGCTTAAACAAGGGCTTTGCCACTTCGCTGGCTGAAGATGGGAGCGTAATCTTACCGTCTCGATACATCATTTTAAACCCAGCAGATATTCAAGCAGGGGGAAATATATCTTTCGCAAAAGCTAAATTTTACAAGAACTTAAGCGACTACGAGCTTGAAAGATTAAGGCATCCAAAGACAGCGGAAGATGAGGAGGTTTTAAGAGCTCTTCCAGCAGACAAGCGCAAAGAGGTTTTAGACAAGAAAAATAATCATGTCCAAATAGAACTTAACCCAGAAAAAACATCAGCCGTTTTTTACAAGAAGCAAGACTACGAACCACTAGCGGTTCCGATGGGCTTCCCGGTTTTAGAATCTATAAACGCAAAGGCTGAGATGCGTAAGATGGATATGGCTATATCCAGAACGACACATCAAGCTATTTTATTAGTTACGATGGGCGCAGAGCCTGAAAAAGGCGGAGTAAATCAAAAGAACTTGGAAGCTATGCAAAAGCTTTTCGAGAATGAATCTGTAGGCAGGGTTCTTATTTCTGACTATACTACTGATGCAAAATTTGTAATTCCTGATATTGCTAGTCTTTTAGATCCTAAAAAGTACGAAGTAATAGACAGAGATATAAACGAGGGTCTTAACAATGTTTTAGTGGGTGGTGAAAAATTCGCCAATCAACAAACAAAGGTAGAGGTCTTCATGGCTAGATTAAAGCAAGCTCGTGAGGCTTTTGTTAATAAGTTCTTGAAGCCTGAAGTCAAAAGGATTTCTAAATCTTTAGGGTTTAAGTCTTATCCAAATCCAGTATTCGAAGACATCCCGTTAAAGAATAATTATAACACTCACAGAATTTATAGCAGACTCATGGAGCTTGGTATTCTGACTCCAGAAGAGGGGTTTGAGGCTATCCAAAATAATAAATTGCCCGATAATGAATCCTCCTTAGAGTCTCAGAAAAAATTCAAAGAGCTAAGGAATAAAGGTTATTACGAGCCTCTAATTGGAGGCAAAGGCGCTGGAGCTCCCAAAGGTGAAGATAAGAATGGCAGACCTCCAGATATAAGCACTGAGCAGCCAAATAGGCAACAGGGTAAAATTGGAGAAAGACAATCTCGCGCAAATTACAGCCTGAAAAAAGTAAAAGATAATATGGTTCTTGCTTCTAGACTTGTAGAGAAAGTGAAAGATCAAGTTAAGAAACTTCACAAGATCGAAAAGCTAGACGAGAAACAAAATGAGGTGGCAGAGGAAATCTGCGAAATCATTATCGCTAATGAAAAGTCTGAAAATTGGAATAAGGTAGGTGTCATTAGGAAGTATCTAAAGTCTCCTGTAGATACTAATCCTCAAGCAGTCAATAGAATTCACGACATAGCTTGTGAGCATCAAGTTGACTCTTACCTTGCAAGTATTCTTTATGCTAGTGAGGTAGAGGTAAAGGATGCCTAAATATACAATCAAGTCTAACGAGCAAGGACTGTTTGTTGGCCCAGCGCCATCGTCCGGATATCACTTTATTAATAGTGATGGTTATTTAACGGGCGATTCTTCACAGACAAATGCGCTGAAACAATTAAATGGCCTCCAGTCTTTTAGCTATTCTATATCCTCTAACAGAGAGCAAGTTTCAGAGTTAGGAAGAAGAGAGCTTGTAGACTTTGTTCAAATAACTCCGCCAAGTGTCGAGTTAAATTTTGATTATTATGTATATGATTTAAGGAACGAAGTAAGGATGGGCTTTAATCCTAATTTCCAAACGGGCTCCGAAGGTTCACCTTACTATGATTATAATACGGGCGTTTTTGTATTTGAAGGTTTTACCTCGACGGGAGAATCCGCTGCGTATTCCGAATCTAATTGGCCTTATAAAAAGAGAGACAAAAGAAATTTATTTTTTGTTAACGGTAAAAAAGGTATAGATTTAGTAAGCGGTAAAGAATCAGATTTAGAAGAGTATTCAGTTTTAGCTTTTGGAGACTGCTACTTAAACTCTTACTCAACCACGCTTGCTGTAAATGATTTGATAAGAAGTTCAATTTCTTATACAGCCGACAATGTTAGTTATCACACTAGTGGATCTGGAAATATACCTGCCATAGAGCCCACTGGATATACAAATGTAAATCAAAACATATTCAAGATTCCAGTAATGGAAGATGAGGTTCATGGCAAAAGCAAAATCGGATTATTTGAAAACCAAGAAAATCCAAGCACACCTCTTTTATGCTCTGATCTAATAATGGAGATAAAAGCTACTGGATATGGAGATAATCAAAAAGACATAGAAGATATAGGATTTGACTTCGGAACATTTCATCTTCAGGAAGCAACATTCGATGTATCTTTCGAAAGGCGAGAGTACATAGGCTTGGGATACGCTATTCCAATTGATCGACCTGTGCGCTATCCGATAATAGTAAATTCTACAATATCGGCTTTAGTTTCCACATCTAAAACAGGTGAATTAAGAAACATATTTAATCAAGATCATAAATACGACGTAACTATAAAAGCTAGAAATAGGCAAGTCGCTTGCTCTGGAGAAACTGAGCCATATACAGTATTGCAATACGATTTGGTTCAATCTAATGTTGACTCAATCGATTTCTCAAACCAAGTTAATGATAGGGCTTTTTTGGGCATGAGTTTCGTGACTGACGTTGCGGATAACGTATCTGGCAAAGGATTGTTCATTAGTGGTAAAATCACTGAAACGGGCACTGCTTTCTCAGGTTTTAACTTTTAAATGTGTAATTTAAGAAAACATTATGAGTGAAGAAAATCAAGAAAATCCA